AAAATGATCCAGGGAGATAAGCTCTCCGAGGAATTCGAAGAATTTTGGCGTAGAATTGGTTTCAACATGAAGATTGTCTATGCGGACAGTCGGGCAGTATTCTGTGGCACGCTTTTCGAGTGCAACGGAGGTGAAATGGGAACACTATACTGTCCGGAGATTGTCCGCGCTATCAAGGGGGGGGGGGTTAGCACCTCAAACAAAGTTAGGGAAGCGTACAGGGCGGGCGAGGAGGGCAATGTCGCGGTGAAACAGATAGCCGCTGCAAGCGCACTTTCTAGGGCGTATGACTTTGCCGGCATCCTGCCGACCCTTTCACGCAAGTACCTCGATTTTTCCAAGAGTTTGCTGACTACCTCCTTTAGCGACCACGAGATGGGAATGCGTGTTGGAAATGACGCGAAACTGCCTTCGCACGACATTATTAGTAGGATAGAGGAGATGAACCTTGACATCTCAGAGCGGGCAGAGAAAAACACGTTTTCCCGACTTGGGTACGTTGTCGTGGATGAAGAGTTGGATCGCTTCAACCACCACGTCTGGGACTGGAGCACTTTGGCGGATATAGATGGGTTTCGCAAGAGCCTGCCTGCATCCTGGGTGGCTGAGCTTTAGTTCATTTTTTGCAAGGTAATTAGTTTGATCCGTAGGGGACCATGCGTAAGATAACGACGTGTGGTGAGAGGGGTGTGCGCAAAAGATCCACGGGGTTACCTTGTCCCCCCGCCGGCTGCGCAAAGACGCATGTGGGAGCGTCGATCCGTGAACGGGGAGTTTACGGGCATCCCGCCTTATTCTTCTGCCAGGGCGACTGTATAGTCCTGGTGAGAGCCTGGCGCATGCTTACCGGCAGCAGCTGAGGTGAAAGCCAGCTCTAGAGCGGATTTTTTGGCCCCGTGCACCCAGCCAAGGTGCCTAAGTCTAGAGTGCTACGAGACCCCCGGACATCATACCCGATGGTGTCTTCCCTATGGCGGTTATCCGTCAACCCTGGTTCATGGCTAGCAATGGCCTACGAGTTGGGTAGGGGTCCTGCGAGTGGTTACGGGAAACGAGGGGGCGACGATCTTTTCGCCCTGATGATGTGTCTTGGACGAGCGACGGGGAATTGGGCTTGAGCAACCCATGAGTACCCATGACGTGGTCCAAAACTTCATGTGCACCATTTTAGGGCTTCCAGTCGGGGCCACATTTTCTTTAGGATTAGTTCTTCAGCCGAGGGTTTGGGACGCGCGTTTGCGATCCTTGATGAGCTTCATCCCTCCTTCATCTCGTTTGAGTCAAAAACCCAATAAAGGATCGTTTCACCTAAGGTGATTTGACATCAGTCAGCAACGAAACCATTGGTTAGTATCCTAACGAGGTGTTGGTAGCCACGGCACAAAAAATTTATCTTTTTGAAGAACGTCCCGATGAGGTGTGGTTAGCCGACCGGAGGTTGCGCCCATGACGTGGCGTGCACTTATTACCAGCGCTTGGGAAGCGTTTACCAATGCGGGGCAGTTCCCGATCATCTTTCCGAATGGATTACGTCCATTCGGACGGGTTTCGGATTCGGTCCAACGCCAACTCTCTTCCCTTTCGTTGTTTTTGAGTGTGCGCGAGCGACGGGGGCAGGTGCTTTTACCTTTTTTGACCATCATCGCCACCCATACAGAAAACCTAAAAACACAATAAAATTCTCTTAGTTGGTCTACGTGACCTTAATTGGATCAAACTACGCAAGTCACCACTTTCAATTTTTGAGCCTCATTGTCAATTTCACGATGGCAGGCACGCGCAAGGTAATTAAAGGCAAGAAGATCAAGCGCAAGGGCGCTACACGGTCTCATGCCTCGCGAGTCTTAGCTCAAGGCGTTGGTGCAATCACGAAGAAGGCTTTTGGTAACTCTAAGCAGAAACAACCCAGCACCATCGTCGTGGAGTCGAAACAGCTGCAACGGGCTCTTAACGCTCGTCTTCCGGCTCACCCCTGCCTCCCGCGTGCGGTTGGTCCTTACACGACCGTCCGCACCACTACACTGTTAACCAATTCGAGCGCCATGAACATTTTTGTGCCATTTTTGCATAATTCTCAGTATGGCGAGAAAGATTGGCTGTCAGTCGTGGGGGTTAGGGATGTTGCCAGAGGTACGGCTGTAAACGGCACGAACAACACGCATTTTCACGCTGGTCCTCCGCCCGCCGAGTTTTCGACGGCGGCAGAGGTTGTTCCAGCTGCGCTGTCCGTGCAAATCATGAACCCGGGTTCGTTAGAGACGACCGAGGGGATCATCGCCATAGGTCGAGTGAATCAGCAGCTCAATCTTGCGCACGAGATTGGTAGCTGGGATGATGTTGGTTCGAGGTTCATCTCGTACTACTCTCCCCGCCTTTGTTCTTCTGCCAAGTTGGCGCTGCGAGGAGTCCGCTGTTCCGCTTTTCCTCTGGATATGAGCGAGTATGCCGATTTCCGCACGCTCAATCCTATATCGGGCGACAAGACCTGGGAAGTCCCTTTAGCACCGGGTGCCCTCTCACCGATCGTTGTCTACCAGCCAGGCACTCCTACATCGCTTTGCTACCTGGTGACGATTGAGTGGAGGGTGCGCTTTGACCCGCTCAACCCTGCTACCGCATCTCACACCGCCCACGGCGTCACCAGCGATGGTGTGTGGGCACATGCCATCAAAAGCATGTCAGATATGGGGCATGGTGTTGAAGACATCGCTGACTCGATTGCCAACATTGGCGCCGCAGTCGTCGATGCCTAATTCCTTAGCGACCTTTCGAGATTTTGTTTTGAGTATTGCGCAAGGTGCGCACAGACTTCTAGGAAAGACTAGACGTGGCCCTGTCAACCACGTTAAAAAAGATGCCCTTCGGGGCCCTTTTGGGGGGAC